GATGAGAGAACTCAGGGCGGCGCAAGAGTTGGGGATTGAGACGCGATACTACTTAAGCGAATCCGAGCCGCTTGAATCATTGGATTGAGAAAGGAGCGTGCTGAGATGGCAGAGATTGACATGACAAAGCCGCAGCCGTGCACAAAATTCGAGGATGCAGTAACAGTTAAGTGGGTCGCGAAGCTGTCGGAGGAGACGAACGAGGTCATTCAAGAGACGCCGGAGTATCGTACGTTATTTGAGAACGGATACAGCAGAGAATACCCTGATAGGGCAAAAGCGGCGAAAGATCGCATTGCGCTTGAACTCACGGACGTTATCACGGTCTGTGTCTCGTGGCTTCATGCGCTCGGCTATGACGAGTATCTGCGCGGCGAGGTGCAGAGGCGCGTGAACGAGAAGAATAAGGCACGCGGGTATTTCTGAATGCGTGTCGGGTTGGTGGATGTTGACGGGACGAAGTTCCCGAATCTCGTGCTCATGAAACTCTCTGCATGGCGCAGCCCTGCGCCGACTATGTGATTAAGCGGATTGTGGAGTGTGCGGAGAAGGTGTGGTGATGACGTACAAGGTGGAGCGGAACAATGGCACAAAAGGGCTGTGCTGTAGATTTGAGCATAAGGGGAAGAGATACTTTGCGGCGGTACATGTGGTTGCTCTGAGCGGATATACAGAGTGAAGCATCTATCCTGAGGATGAGCTCGACGTGCTATATGGCAAATGGGATGTGCCTGTGACGGAGGAGGGGCTGCTCTCCTGCATTGAGGAGTTTGTAAGGATGAAGGAGGAGACAAAATGACAAACGCAATCGCACCGATTTTCGACAGCGCAAACGGAGAAGTGAAGATCAGCGGGCGGCAGCTGCACATGTTCTTGGAGGTGCAGACGCGGTATAACGACTGGTTTGCGCGGATGAAGGAATATGGATTTACAGAGGGCGTGGATTTCAACCTACTCAAAAATGAGCAAGTTCAAAAAGAGGGAACGCGTGAGGTAAAACGCGAGGTCATTGACCATCTCATGACGCTCTCCATGGCAAAGGAACTGGCAATGCTCCAGCGCACCGACAAGGGCAAGGAGGCACGGCTCTACTTCATCCGCATTGAGGAGGAATGGAATACGCCCGAGCGAGTTATGGCGCGTGCCCTGCGATTCTCCGAGCGGATTCTGAGTGACACAAAGGCACTTCTTACGGACGCGCAGAAGCAGATCGAACGTGACCGCCCGAAGGTGCTTTTTGCAGACTCGGTGAGCGCAAGTCATACGACAATCCTCATCGGAGAACTGGCAAAGATCATCAAACAGAACGGCGTGGACATGGGGCAGAACCGCCTCTTTCAGTGGATGCGCGAGAACGGCTATCTTATTGGGCGACAGGGGACGGATTACAATATGCCGACACAGCGGGCAATGGAGATGGGGCTTTTCACCATCAAAGAGACGGCGATTCACCATGCGGACGGGCATACATCAATCAATAAGACACCGAAGGTGACAGGAAAAGGTCAAGTCTATTTCGTCAACAAGTTCGCGAAAGGTGCGTGAGGACATGGCGGAAGTGTGTATTGTGTGTGGCGAGGAATTTGAGCGCAAGCATGGTGCGAAGTATTGCCCAGAGTGCCGTGCAGCGGGACGGCGCATCTGCGTGGGTTGCGGCAAAGAATTTGTAACAACGAGCAAGACGCGGTGTTTGTGCAAGAAATGCGATGCTCTGCGCGCAGAGAAAGCAAGAAGGGTTAAGGTGTGTCGCACGGCGCAAAAAAAGCTGCCTACAAATAATGTGTACCGGCAATGTGTTGTTTGCGCAAGAGTGTTTGATGTCGTGGGTCAAGAAAAGATGTGTCCGAGCTGCCGAGAATACGAGCAGGAGAAAAGAGACACGCGCGAAAAGGCACTGAGACGACCACACAATCCACAGACTCTCGCAGATATGGCAAAGGAGGCACGGGAAATGGGGATGAGATATGGGAAGTACAGTGCGATGAAGCGCGGATTGTTGAAAGTGTGATTGAGATGGTGGAGATTGTCGTGTTCGCCGTTGGTTTTGTGATTGGCGCGTTGATTGTGGATGAACTGTAAGGCGGTGGAGAAATCAAAATGAATACATGGATAGGAAGCGGGCGACTTACCAGAGATCCAGAGGTACGATATACGAAAGAGGGAAAATGTGTTTGCCGATTGAATATCGCCGTTGACGATGGATATGGCGACAACAAGCGCACCTATTTTATCCCCATTACCGTGTGGGATAAGTTCGGAGAAGTGTGTAGTAGGAGTTTGGTCAAAGGACAGATGGTCACGATATCCGGAAGGCTCACACAGCACAGCTATGAAAAGGACGGTGCGAAACGGTCAAGTATTGAGGTTGTCGCGCGTGAAGTAGAGTTCGGTGAAAAACCTCGCGGGAATGGCGGAGTTTTCGGAAATACAGGTAAGTTCACAGGCATCGATGTCGATGATTCGGATATTCCGTTTTGAATAGATTTCCTTCTATATAATAGAGACTTTTTCATGAGGGGCGTGCGTCCCTTTTCCCCTCGATAAACGAATTAATATACCGACATGTTTATGCACACAGAAAGATGGCGGAGGCTCACATGGCATATCGGAGATCCAGATGGGAATCACAAGACAAGAGATTCAGGGTAGAGAAGAAATACTATTCCTTTCGTGCGTTACCCATGAGACCTGAGATCAGAGAGAAAAGAGCAAAAAAACAGAACGTCACAAAAGAGACACAGGCCGCCGTGAATCGTCGCCTTCGTGCTGAAAAGCTATCCCGGCTTCTCATGGATAACTTTGCTGTCGGAGATTGGTACCTGACCTGCACCTATGCGGAACATCCGGAAGCGGAGAGCGTGCCGAAAGAATTTGAGAAGTTCAAGCGGAAGCTGCGCACGATCTACAAGAAGGCGGGCGTGCCGATGAAATATATATCTGTGCTTGAGAATCTAACGGGTGCAGGACGGCCGCACGGTCACATCCTTCTCCCTGCGCTCAACAGTTCCGATCTGGAAAAAGTAAAAAAGGCGTGGGTACATGGAAGCGTTGCAGTCAAACTCTACGGCGGGCACATCATGGATGCGGAACGTCTCGCGGACTACTACACGAAAGAGAAAATAGCAGACCATGCTGGGAGACTGCAGACAAGCCGCAACCTCATCCGTACCGAACCAAAAACGGAGACAGTCACAAAAGCAGAAGCATTCAAGACAGAGATCCAGCCGCCGAAAGGATACCGCATCATCAAGGAGCTATCATACAGCACCTATACCGCCGAGGGATATCCCCTGACTATTGCGTATTTCGAACAGGCAGAACAGAAAAGCCATCCGCGAGAAAACAGATCAGCAGAAAGGGGCATGAGTGAATGACCGCAAAAGAATATCTCTGGCGTGTACGTGACGCTGAGCGAGAATTGAAGCAACTGGAACAGGCGTACACGCAAGCCCGTGCGGACATCCTCCACCTCAAGGGAATCGCGTACGATGCGGATAAGGTCACCGGGGGGAAGATCGGCGATCTCTCCGATGCAATCGCAGCACTTGAGGGATATGTGGAGCGGATTAACGAGCAGTGGGATAAGCTGATCGCGCTGCGCAGAGAAGCAAAGGGGCTGATTGAGCAGATTGCTGACGGGCGGTATCGGGATGTGCTGACACGGCGATATTTGCAGGGGCAGACGTTAGAGGAAATTGCTGTTGATCTGCGATATAACTATCGTTGGATTAAACGACTGCATGGGAGGGCAATGGGCGAATTTGAAAAATTGGCCCCAGAAAGCCCCCTTCGATCTGTGATATAGTATAGGCTGTGAATAGTGAGGGCACTGCCGTGGCGGTGTCCTTTTTGATTGCAGAGGAGGCGGATGTGTGGGCGATATGAAAAACCCGCCACATGGGCGGGCAGCAGATCATATCAAGCAAGAGCTGTTTTTTTCTCGTAAAGAGTGGTAAGCGCGTCTTGCAGGACTTTTGAGATGTTGAGTTGCTCGGCTTCGGCGAAGGTATTGAGCCATGCGGGGATCGTGAGATTCTTGCGGACGGACTTGCTGCCGTACTTTGCGGCGTATGCATCCATATCGAGAGAGAGCAGGGAAACGAATCCATCGCCGATTTCTGGGTCAGGGTGAATGTCCTTGATGTCGCTTGCGGGCGGGATTTCGTTGCCGTCCTCAAGTTCACCGAGGATCCAGCCCGAGGCGGCATCTTCGCCCATTGCGATGGCGCTTGCGAGAGAATCGCCGCCGGAAACACAGCCGGGGAGGTCGGGCACGGTCACGGCAAAAGCCAAGGAGTCGGGGTCAGGGTAAAACACGGCAGGGTATACGAGGTTCATTCTGTATTCCTCCTTTTTGAGGCAGGTATCACAGTTTGATTCCTGCCTCTTTCAAGACACTTTTCACAATGAAGGGGTTAATGTCGCCGGGATGATTCGGAGATGTCAAGGTTTTGGCAATACCATCTTTTTGATAGTGTTGATGTGAACCCTTTGAGCGGACGGGCTGCCAACCATTTTTCTTCAGCAGTCGGTCAAGTTCCTTGAATCTCATCGTGTTCCCTCCTTCTGATTATATTATACGTATTATACGTATAAAAGTCAACATGTTTTTGATATATTTCTTTTGGAAAGACAAACTATTTCGTGGGGGATATTATGCTGAATCGAATCTGTGATATTTGCGGGCGGACGGTGGTACAGGGGCGGAGTTGTCCATGTCAAGCACAACGGCATAGCACCTATGACCGTGAGCGGCGGGACAAGAACAAAGCCGCGTTCTACCACGGGAAAGCATGGCAAAGAACCGCCGAGGCGGCGCGACGGCGCGCACAGTATGCGGATGAGGTTGTCTTTGTCGAGACGGGGCGCCTCGTCCCTGGTGCGATTGTGCACCACATCGAGCCAATCGGCGAGAATCCCGTGCGCAAGCTGGACATGGAGAATCTTATTTTTGTTTCGGCGGCTACGCACAAAAAAATCCACGATGCCTATGACAAAAGTTCACGCGTCAAACGGGAAATGCAGGAAAAACTCAGGAAGATTCGCGCGAAAAGAGACGGGGCGGGGGAGGGGTAAAAAAGTTTTGAGCGGGAAATATAAAACCGCGTCCGGTCTTTTTTCTTGGAAAAATGCCAGAAATGAAATTTTTAGGGACGATTGAAATAATACAGAACAATAAGAGAGGAGGGGGCAGCGATGGCGGGACGACCACGCAAGGCAGTCGGTGTTTCCAAAGGGAAAATCGGCAAAGAGAAGCAACTGAACCGAAAGGTACAAGAATCGAAGATCAAGGTTGACCGCCTCCAACTCGAGGAGGGCGCACCGGATTGGCTCTCGCCCGATGCGGCTGAGGAGTATATGCGCATTGTCCATGAGGCGGGCAAGATCGATCTGCTTGATAACATCGACCGTGCGTTCCTTGCCATCTATGCAGACAATTATGACCGCTATACGAAAGCAAGTGCCGCGCTGCAAAAAGAGGGGTTGGTTGTGGTGACAGAGAATGGCGAGTTCCCGTCTCTGTATATCAAGATTGCGAGTGATGCGGCGACACAGATTCACCGCTGTTCGACGAAGCTTGGACTTGCGGCGACGGATCGCTTGAAGCTCATCGTGCCGTCGGCAACGGATGATAAGCCGAAAAACAAATTCTTGAAATATCTGTAGGAGGATGCGACATGGAGAAAAAGAGGCGACGTTCCCCGCCCACACACGGGGACGGGCAGTGACTGACAGGACAACGGCGTATGCGCGGCGGATTGTCGACGGGAAAAAGATATGCGGTCGGGCGGAGTATCAGGCGTGCAAACGCCACCTTGACGATATGGCGGATAAGGATTTTCCCTATATCTTTGATGTGAAGGCGGCGGAATATCACATCGACCTCGCCAATCAACTCACCATCGGCGAAGGACGGACGACGGCACGCCTGACAACGCGCGGATTTCAGAACTTCATCATCGGGAGTTTGTTTGGCTGGCGCAGGAAAAGATCAGCCCTGCGCCGCTTCCGTGAGGGCTATATTCAACTCGCACGGCAAAACGGGAAGTCGTTTCTCGCCGGGGAGATGTGCAATGACTTTGCAACGTTTGCGGACTATCAGCACGGGCGCATCTACTGCACGGCGACGAAACAAAAACAGGCGAATATAGTATGGGAGGAGGTCGCTAAATTTATATCCTCCGACCCTGATCTTGCAGAACTGTACAAGGTGCGTGAGTATGACCATACAATACGCTCCCTTGTCACGAATACGACCATAGAAGCCATTGGCAGAGATACAAAGTCTGCTGATGGCTTTCGTTCTATTCTGGCAGTTGTGGACGAATATCACGCACACCCAACCGACCAGATGTATAAGCTCATGCTTGATGGTCAGATTGCTGTGGACAATGCGCTCACGCTTGCCATAACAACGGCGGGATTTAACTTGAACGCACCGTGCTATGAGCAGTATCAATTCTGCAAAAAGATCTTGTCGGGAAACGTCCGCAAGGATTCACTCTTTATCTTCATCACGGAGATGGATGAGGATGATGATATATGGGAGCCGAAGAACTGGGCAAAGGCGAATCCGCTGAACCTATGGAATCCCGATGATACGCTCAATGATGAGATGATCGCCCGTATGGCGGAGAAGGCAATCGACGCACGCGAGAAGCAGGGGAATGACCTTGTGAACTTCCAGACCAAAACACTGAATCGTTGGATGGAGTACACGGGCGGCGGATTACTTGATCTTGCTGCGTGGAGAGAATGCGGTAGTGATACGACGCTTGCGAATATGCGCGGGCGTTCGTGCTATCTCGGCATCGACCTCTCCAGCGGTGGCGACCTCACGAGCATCGCCCTGCTCTTTCCGGGGGAGGACGATGAGGTCTATCTATGGTCACACAGTTATCTGCCGGAATTGCGTCTCGCCGAGCATATCCGCACGGATGACGCACCATACGGCGTGTGGAAGGATGCGGGACTGCTTACTCTCACGAGTGGTATATATGGCATCAAGACGGATTATAAATACATCATCGCTGATCTTGAGCGCATTATGGCTGAATATGAGATTGAGATCATCGGGTGCGGCTATGACAGTCACAATGCAGCCGCATTCCTGTCTGATCTCGAGTCTGTGCTTTCCTGTGATCTTACTGAGATCAAGCAGTCGGCGCAATCACTGAATGACGCAACGAAGGATTTTCAGCTGTCCGTCAAGGCGCGCAAGGTGCGCTATGACCGTCAAAATGCGCTCCTCACGTGGAGCATGGTGAATGCTGTCATATCCGCGCCGAACTCGTTCGGTGAGATCAAGATTGACAAGATGACGCAGACGAATCGTATTGACCCATGCGATGCGGTCATGGACGCGTGGAAGGTGTATTTCAACAGGAACAACAATCGGATGCTGGACGCAGAAGAAGCTCTGTCAATCTGGTTGGAAGTAACAGCAGGAGGAGGTGAAGAAGAGACTTGAAAATCATGGACAATCTCAAACGATTCTTTCGCAATGAGGCAGAGGGCGGTATAACGCTTGCAGATATGCACGATTTTTTCTTTCGGGGCGGGAGTTCTGCGGATGGTTCCGATCTCTCGGAGATCACCTATTTTACCTGCCTCAAAACGCTCGGCGAATCCGTAGGAAAAATGCCCGTCTACCTCATGGACAGCAAAAAAGAACGCGTAGCGGGACATGAGACGGCACGCCTTCTCAGTGTGCAGCCGAACAGCATAATGACGCCGCTCCAATTCTTCACAACACTTGAGTATCATCGCAACCACTATGGGAACGCCTATGTGTTAATTGAGCGTGACCGCGCACGCCTCAAGAACCTGCACATCCTCCATCCGCAGCGCGTGCAGGTGTGGGTGAACAATACGGATGCCTACACCGACCGCCGCTATTTTTACCGTTACGCCGACAACCAAACGGGGAAGGAGTATTGGATTGCGCCCGAAGATATGCTGCACGTGCGTGCGTGGGTGACGGATGATACGGGGCTTGTAGGAAAATCCGTGCGGCAGATTCTCGCCGAGAATATGGCGGGAAACAAAGCTTCGCAGAAGTTTTTGAGTGATCTCTATCGCAAAGGACTCACGGCGAATGCGGTCGTGAAATACATCGGAGACCTCAGAAAGCCGGGACAGGACGCCTTGCTCAAGCGCCTTGACGAACAGGCACGCGACGATGCGCGGCGGCTCATTACCATTCCTATCGGTTTTGACATTCAGACGCTTGACCTAAAGCTCACTGATTCGCAGTTCTACGAGCTGAAACGCTATTCCGCGCTGCAAGTCGCCGCTGCGTTCGGGGTCAACCCTGACCATCTGAACGACTATACGAAGTCCAGCTATAACAACAGCGCCATGCAGAACCTGCAATTCTACGTGAACACACTGCTCTACAACGTCTCACTCTACGAGCAGGAGATGAACCGCAAGCTCCTCACAGAAAAGGAGCAGGACGCGGGGCAGGGGTTCAAGTTCAATGTCTGGGTCATCCTGCGCGGTGACCCGTCGCAGCAGGCGGATATCCTGCAAAAGATGGTGCAGTCGGCAATCTACAGTCCGAACGAGGCGCGGGCAAAACTTGATAGCCCGCCGTGCGCAGGCGGCGACGTGCATATGGTCAACGGCTCGTATGTGAAGCTGGAGGATATCGGAAAGGCGTACGCTGGGAGAGGAGGTGATACACATGATTGAAATACGAAACGAGACGGCGGAGAGTGCAGAACTCTACATTTCAGGCAATATCATCGACGATGACACTGGTGGGCTGATTGATGCGTGGTATGAGAATAGCACGGGCTATCAATGGCCGGATAAAATCCGGCAGCAGCTTGACAGCCTGCGCGGGAAAGACCTCACGATCTATATCAATTCGGATGGCGGGAGCGTACCGGCGGGTGTTGCCATGGCAAACATGATCGAACGACATGACGGCCGTACAACGGCAATCGTAGACGGATGGTGCTGCTCGATTGCAACGCAGATATTCTTTGCGGCGGATGTGCGCAGGATACCGGCAAACGCCTATTTGATGATTCATAAACCTGCCGTCTATGGCGCGGCCGGCAATGCGGATGATCTGCGCCGCGAAGCCGATGTTCTGGATACGATTCAGCAGGGACTTGAAGCGACCTATCGGAAGGCTGCGCATGAGGGTGTGACCGATGCGGACATTCACGCGATGGTCAATGAGGAGACGTGGCTGACAGGGGAACAGGCGGCGGAGTTTTTTCATGTAAATGTGCTGGAATCCGCGCGCATGGCGGCATGCGTCGGCAGCGTGAAATTCATGAAGGATGTTCCCGCCGATGTGCGTCTTGTTGAGCATAAAGAGGACGCTGCCAAAGAGCAGCAGGATGAGAAAAAATGCTGCCAAAAGGCAGCGCAGGTAAGCAAGGCACGGGTGGCAATCGCCCTTGCCCTCGCGAAAGGAGCGACAATCTAATGAAAAAGTCGGATGAACTCAAGAAGATCGTGGACGAACTGCGCCGTGAGGTCGAAAACCTCCAGCAGGAGGAACGCTATGAGGAGGCGGCCAAGCAGGCGAAGGAGCTGACGAACGCCGTTCATCAGTATGAGGCGGCGGTCGCTATGGAGACTGCACAGCGTGCGGACTTTGTAGGGCGTGCCGCGCCAATTCAAACAGCCCCTGTGAGTGGTGCGGTCATGCGCAACCGTGTTTTTAACAAGCTCGTTCTGGGGCGTACATTGGACGAACAGGATCTTGAATTTGTGAATCAGATCGGCTCGCCGGGCATGGTTGAAGGGACGCCGGGCAAGGGCGGCTACCTCGTACCTGAGGAGCAGATGACGCAAATTCGCGAATATCGCAAGGCGTACACCGCGCTGAAGGATTTTGCGCATGTGCAGCAGGCAGGCAGCACGTCGGGCAAAATGCCGACGCTCGGCGATGAGACCGGAAAGCTCGTTGCGTTCGAGGAGCTGAACAGCATCCAGCAGTCGGACTTTGACTTCGGGCAGCTGAAGTACGAGATCAAGGACTATGGCGATATCATCCCCGTATCGAACCAGCTGCTTGACGATGCCGATGTGAATATCACGGGAATCATCGGCCAGCGTTTCGCACGCAAGGCGGTCAATACGGAGAACGATGAAATCTTGAAGCTCCTCAAGAAGCTCTCGGCGGAGGCGGTGACGGATGCAAAGGGCTTCATGAAGATTCTCAACGTGAGCCTCGATCCTGCCTACTACGCGAATGCACGCATTCTCACGAATCAGGATGGCTTTCAGTGGCTCTCCGAACTCGAGGATGCGCAGAAGCGCCCCCTGCTCGTGCCGGATGTTGCCGCGCCTGACAACTACCGTTTCCGTGGTAAACAGATCATCGTTGTGTCGAACGGGACGCTTGCGACGACGGCAAAGAAGATTCCGTTCTACATCGGCAGCTTCGCGGACTATGTGGCATTCTTCGAGCGTGCGGGCGTTGAGATTGCGGTCTCGCAGGACTTCCTTTTCGACAAGTACGCAACCGCCCTGCGCTGTGTGGAGCGTTTCGGCGTTGTTGCAGACGATAAGGACGCCGTGAAACTGGCACAGGTGACCTTGCCGTAAGGAAGGAGGTGCGTTATGGCTGTGACGCTGGAACAGGTCAAGACGTACCTGCGTGTTGACCTTGACATGGAAGATGATCTTATCAGGCAGTGCATGAATGGCGCAGAATCGTATCTTGTGAATGCGATTGACAATTTCACGAAAAATTGCAAGCACGAGGACTTCGCGGCGTCGGCGGACATCCTGCGCCTTGCGGTCATCGCTGAGATGTACGTCCATCGCGACAGCCTCGACGAGAAGACGCAGGAGTTCCCGTATTTCATTCGTTCGATGATAACGCAGCTACAGAACTATGTTCCGGAAGGTGCGCCATGATTCGCGCGGCGCGCCTGCGTCATCGAATCGAGATCCTGCGTCCCTCATATGGGGAGGATGTAGG